TTTGGAATGTCCTATGATACCTACGATAGAGAGTATGAAGATATATTTGCTATCGAGGATTCAAACAGAGCATTTGAAGAAGAAGTGTTAATTACTGGATTTGGTTCTGCGCCTCTTAAATCAGAGGGGCAAGGCGTCCAATTCGATAACGCATCTGAAAGTTATACAGCTCGTTACACTCACGACACTGTGAGTTTAGCGTTTGCTTTAACTGAAGAGGCTGTTGAGGACAATCTGTATGACAGTCTTGGAAAGAGATATGTTAAAGCATTAGCAATGTCTATGGCTAACACTAAGGAAGTCAAAGGCGCAGATGTTTTAAATAACGCTTTCTCATCCAGCTTTACAGGTGGCGATGGTAAATCACTAATTGCAACAGATCACCCACTTAGCGGTGGCGGAACTGCTGCAAACAGAGCGACTACTATGGCTGACCTTAACGAAGCATCTTTGGAAGATAATCTAATTGATATATCAACCTTTACGGATGATCGTGGACTTATCATAAGCGTACAGGCCTCACGTTTAATCGTTCCTCCGCAACTCGTTTTTGTTGCTGACAGAATATTAAACTCACAAGGCAGAACAGGTACGGCTGACAATGACCTTAACGCGATTAACAACACTGGCGTAGTGCCTGGTGGTTATTCGGTTAATCATTATCTGTCTGACCCTGATGCCTACTTCATCTTAACTTCTGTTACAGATGCAGGTGAAGGCCTCAAAATGTTCCAAAGATCTCCAATGGAGACTTCTATGGAACCAGACTTCTCTACTGGTAACATTAGATACAAGGCTAGAGAGAGATATTCATTTGGTTTCTCTGATTGGAGAGGAATCTTTGGATCTCAAGGCGCGTAATTTGAAGTCGTAACACACTTTATTACTCAGTGTTACAAAGGGCCCGAAAGGGCCCTTTTTTTATGTCTAAAATATTTAATATTTATTGTTGTAAATAGTTGTAATAATTTGCAAATATCTGTAATATGTCTATGTGAGACATTCAATTAACCAAACCAAGGAGGAAAAAAATGGCTAAAGAAACTTACAACATAATCATTAAATGTGATAGTGAAGAAGATAGGGACGAAGTTTTGAATACGATCAATGACGGTTTAGCGCCTCTTGATATTCAAACTTTGTATGAAAGAAAAATTATTAGATATGGAAAAGAATCTAACGTTTACTTTTCAGAAAATGATGAAAAATATCATCACGACAAACCTAGAGCACTTAATTAAGGAGGTAGCGTAATGGCTAGTATTTTATATATAAAAGATGATTTGATGATTGAGGAAAACTTTATGAAAAACTTTAAAAATGTTTCAAAATACTCTAAAGAGTATGATGAGTTTATGAAGGCTGAACTAGAGATAGTGAAAGACGCTTACAATTATTACGATAAAAACGGCAGCAGACAATATACAGAATCGCCTTATCCTAAGTACAGCATTAAACTTCCAAACAAAATGACAGGCATGAGACTTGTTGATTACATGGATGGTACTCAACCATGTTATGACAATACCGCATATTTAAACATGCTTGAGCAATACGACATTTATCACGACGAAAGTTTAGCGGACTATCCAAGACACGATAACACTAAAAGAATCTTTTATAGTGATTTAGAAAAAGCACAAGCCGCTTTGTACTTTCTAAAAAAACACAATGATTTAATTAACCAAACCAAGGAGGATGAATGAGCACTAGAGCATGTTACGTTTTTAAACATGAAGGTAAAAATCATGTAGGTGAAAATGCAATTACTATTTATAAACACCACGACGGCTACCCAGCTGGCGCTATTAGTTGGATAAAAGCCGCTAAAGATTACGGTAACAAGTTACCGACAGATGAGTTTGGCGAAAACCTTAACCACGAAAGAGATAAGATGGTTACAGGTTTTATGGCTTGTCCTGAAATCACAAACAGTGCCAAATGGTTCACTGACAACTATAAAGATCATGGCGATTTGTCCTATCACTATGTAATCTACGGCGACAGTATGGTAGAGATTTGGCAACATAAATATTACGTTGTCGGCGATAAAATTGAAGATAAAGTTGAGTTGATATTTCTTGGCAGTATCGACGAGGCTGTAAAAAAATATGTGCCAACTGAGGAGGTAGCGTAATGAAAAACTTAAAACCTAAAATTGAAAAAGTTTTGGTCAAAACCATAAATGAGCATTATGACTTTTATAAAGCTTATGCAGAAAACGACAAAATATTAGTTGAGTGGAAAGATCCAGACATGAACAAAAATGGACCAGAGGAGTGGTTTTTCGTACCTGAATACGACCATGAGGAGGAGTTTTGCTTTACTTGTGACGGTGGGCCTGGTTGGGACGCTATGAATCCTTATGATGCTGATTATCCTGATTACGATTTTGAGGTAAAGCTTGATAAAAATTTTGAAAAGGCTGGTTTGTTTTGCGAACCATACGCCAGCTGGAAACATTGTGTAGTGGAGGATAAGTAGTGACGAAAATATACTTAGATATGGACGGAGTTTTGGCAGACTTTGTAAACGGTGTGCAAGGGCCTGATTATTTAGATGGCCCTTTGAAAAGCGAAGAACAATACGACGACACCAAAAAAAATCTTATACTCAAAAGATTATTTAAAAATTTACCGCCAATGCCTAACATGCTAAAGCTTGTATCTTATGTAAAACAAACAGGCTTGCCTTGGGAGATCTTAACTTGCTCAGGTGAGATCGAAAGACCTCTGGTGGTAGCCGACAAAATAAATTGGATTAGAGAACACGTTGATTACAACGTAGTCGTTACTTCCACGCTCAAAGGTAAGCACAAAGCCATCTTTGCAAAAAAAGGTGACATTCTAGTAGACGATAAAAAATCTAATGTAAAGGCTTGGGAGGACGCAGGCGGCATTGGTATCTTACATACGGACATTGACGAGACTATAGAAGAATTGAAAACAATATTGTTTTTTTAAAGCCTAAATAGTAATATCAAAGCGTACGATTAATTGTTACGGGCATGGTGCCCGTAATGGCTATTTATAAGGAGGCTGATTATGACTACGCATTTTACTTCGGGGGTTACAAATGTAAGCTCCACCGGATCTGGAGGTTTGTTAAAAGAACCTTCAAACCGAAAATATCACTCTTATTTTGAAGATTTCAATATCTACAATGCTGGTGATTTTACTATTACAACTACTGAGGATGGCTCTGGCTCTGCTGCTGAGGCGCTCATTGATGGCGATGGTGGTTTATTACAAATCACAAACGCAGCTGGTGACAATGACCATGACTTTTTCCAATTAAAAAAAGAAGGTTTTTTGTATGAAACTACAAAACAGTTGGCTTTCTTTTTCAGATTTAAGGCTAATGACGCCACACAATCTGACATAGTAGCTGGGTTACAGTTGACTGATACAACGCCTTTAGACGTTACAGACGGCATATTCTTTTTAAAAGCGGATGGTGCTGCGACTATTGATTTTATCGTAGAGAAAGATAGCACACAGTCCACTTTAACTTTGCCTAATTCACTGGCAGATGACACTTTTATGACTATTGGTTTTGTTTACAATCCAAGAGATCAAAAGTTTCGCGTCTATCAAAACAATGTAGAGGCTGGCACAGTAGTTAATACTAACGCTCCAGACAATGAAGAACTCAACGTATCTTTCGGCATACAAAACGGGGCAGCTGCGGCTAAGGTGCTGACGGTTGATTATGTTGAGGCTTTAAAAGAACGTACAGCAACAACTGAACTGTAAGGAGTAAACCATGGCTGATACAGTAACAAGTCAGACCATTCAAGACGGAGAAAGAACCGCCATACTCAAGTTTACGAACGAGAGTGACGGTACAGGAGAATCATCTGTAAAAAAAGTTGATGTTTCGGCATTAACTACTAATAGTAAAGGTGAGGCTTGTACTAGCGTTTCTATATCAAGAATATATTGGGCCTGTAGAGGTATGGGCGTGGACCTAGAGTTTGACGCTACAACCAATGTTCTTGCAATTCCACTACCAGCGGACAGTACCGGTGATGAATATTACGATTTATTTACAGGTATACCTAACAACGCTGGCTCTGGAGTTACAGGAGATATAGATTTTACTACTGTTGGACACAGTAATGGCGATGCTTATTCGATCATATTAGTTTTGACAAAAAACTATTAATGGCAACGACTAAAGATGTAAAAAGGACTCCCAGCGGTAGGCTCACTTATCGCGGGGAGACTTTTTCTGGTTACAACAAACAAAAACGAACGCCTGGTAAAAACAAAAAATTTGCAGTTTTAGCGAAGAAAGGCGATCAAGTAAAAATTGTACGTTACGGAGATCCTAATTTAAGTATAAAAAAGGACCAGCCTGCGCGTAGAAAAAGTTTTAGAGCAAGACATAACTGCGATGCGGTACAAAAGAAAAAAGATGTATTTACAGCAGGTTATTGGTCGTGCAAAAATTGGTAAATAATTATGGCAGAAAAAAGTAAAACCCCAAAAAACGTCGCTAATCCTAGTTTATATGCAAAAGCAAAAGCTAAGGCTAAACGCAAATTTAAAGTATATCCTAGCGCTTATGCAAATGCTTATATGGTTTCTGAGTACAAAAGAATGGGCGGTAAGTATAAAGGCACTAAAAAAGCAGAAGGTGGCGAGATGAGTTTAAAACCAATACCAGCAGATAACAAAGGTTTGCCAAAGCTGCCAAAAAAAGTAAGAAATAAAATGGGTTTTATGCGTAACGGCGGTGAGGTGATGATGCTACAGGGCAGAGGTTGTGGCGCTATGATGGACAGCAAACGAAAAAAAACTAGAGTGCCAAGGTCCTAATGGTTGCTAAGGCAAGCACAATAAAGCGCAAAATAAAACAAGGCAAAAAACTTGGTTTTAGTGAGCGTGCATCTGCAAAAGCTAGAGGTCTAATAAAAAGAGCCGACGGCACAAAACGTAAAAGTCCAAAATACAAAAGGAAATGAAAAAGAAAAGAGATCCTAAAGTAGGCACAGGCAAAAAACCTAAAGGATCCGGTAGAAGGTTATACACCGATGAAAACCCAAAAGATACCGTCAGTATTAAGTTTGCAACCATGAAAGATGCAAACGCTACGGTAAACAAAGTCAAAAGAATCAAGAAACCGTACGCACGCAAAATACAAATACTCACAGTTGGCGAACAACGAGCTAAAGTTATGGGCAAAACAGGCATAGCCAACGTTTTCAAAAAAGGTAAACAAGCAATAAGAAAAGCACATGGCAAAGACTAGCGGAGGACTAACCAAGTGGTTCCAACAAGATTGGGTGGACATTGGTGCGCCAAAAAAAGGTGGCGGCTTTGCTAAATGTGGAAGGACTAAGTTAAAAGCGGACAGAAAAAGAAAATACCCAAAATGCGTGCCGGCTGCTAAAGCTAGACGTATGACCAAATCACAAATAAAATCAGCGGTGTCTCGTAAAAGAGCAAAAAAACAGGGTGTTGGTGGTAAACCAACAAATGTGAAAACTTTTGCATCGAGAGGTGGTATGATAATATCAAAATCTAATATGGGTTTATACGGAAGGAGCTAACAATGAAAGGAACTAAATACAGAGCCGGAGGCGGAGGTATGAAAGGTACCAAAATGCGTGCCGGAGGCGGTGGTATGAAAGGTACTAAAATGAGAGCTGGCGGTGGCGGCATGAAAGGTACTAAAATGAGAGCCGGAGGCGGTGGCATGAAAGGTACTAAATATAAAGCTGCTGGCGGTGGTATGAAAGGAACGAAAGGCATGGCTAATGGTGGTGCTGCGGAACGTTCTGAAAGATCTGCTACAGGTTTTAGTAATATGCCTGCATCTGTTATGTCAGCTCTCATGGGCGGTGGCACTAGAATGGCAGGTCAAGCGGCTGTTTTAAAAGGCACCAAAGGTATGGCCAACGGCGGAGCTATGAAACGCACCAAAGGAAAGTCTAACGGCGGAGCTATGAAAAGCACTAAAATGAGAGCGAAAGGCAGAGGCTTATACGGAAAATAAAAAAATTATAGGAGTTAAATTAAGTGGCGTATTTAATTTCAAACATACCTCAGTTTAAATGCTGGGTTCGTAAAGAGTTTACGGCTAACCACCAAAACTATCATGGCGAGTATTTGCACGCTTTAGCGTTTGCTGTAAACACCATTCCTGACAGGTCTCTTTCTTTTCAAGTGGTTTTTACTGGTTGTGAAACCGACTTCGAAGATTACCCTGACGAAAACGTACACGGTGGCGCTATGTGGGCCCGTATGCCTATCGAGGCGCTAGTAGCCGACATACCCTTAGCTAAATGGCCAGAACCCATGGAAGATCACCTAGCGCAACCTTGGGACTGCTTGAGCCATCATCACTCGGTTATAACCATGGATAGAGTTAGCTCGTCTCCTTGGATCTGCAAAATAGGTGGAGAGTTTTATACCGGCAGATACATGTTCACCGTAGATTACACAGAACACAGCATAGCCG